CGGAGCCCAGCCCCGCGGTGACGATGCACATCAGTGGCGCGGACCTGGAGCCCGGCGTGCGGATCTATCAAGTCCACTCTGGACTCGTAACCTGCTACGTTGTGGTGGGTGAGATGACCGGAATGGCGGGCGGCAAGACCGCCGCCCTGGACTGCGACTGATGATGTGGGACGGGATCAAGCTCTTCGGGCTCTTCGCGTTCATCCTCTGCGCGCTTCTCCTCTCCTGCACCAAGGAGATCCTGGTGGTGGGCGCGCTGCTGCGCTACGTGACCAGCGGATGAAGAGCTGCATCGACGTGACGCGCCAGCCCGGCGGCACCGAAGCGGTGCAGGCCGGTTGCCGCTGCCCACAGATCGACAACCACTACGGCCGTGGTACCGCGGCCAACTGGGCGTCTATGTCATGAGCTCGGTCCACAGCCCCACGAAGGCGCAGGAGGCATCCCCGTGCCCGTAGAACGCTGCACGAGCAACGGCCAGCCCGGCTTCCGCTGGGGCTCGCAGGGCCGCTGCTACACCGGCGAGGGCGCCCGGGCCCGCGCGGAGCGCCAGGGCCGCGCGGTCGAGGCGAACAAGCGTCGCCCGACGTACGGCCGGGTGGCCGAGGCGGTTCTCGTGTTCCTGTGCGGCGCGGCCATCGCTGCGGCGTCCATCGGCGCGGCGTTAACGCTGGCGGACGCCCGCATCCTCACCAGCTGCGAGCGCGACGGCTTCGGGATCAACAGCCAGACCGCGGAGGTCTTCACGAAGACGCTCTGCGGCGGCGGCGGCGCGGTCCTGCTGGAGCCCAAGGGCACCACGGCCCCGCACGAGCTGGGCCCGGGCGTCTGATGTGCATCCAGGGCGCCGACATCAAGTGCTGGGAACGGCCCGACGTGGCGATCGTGGTGAAGGCGCCGGAGACGCGGCTCTCACCGCTCCGGGTGTGGCTCGCACTGCCCTTCGCGGTGGCGGGCCTCAGCCTTATGGTGATGGGCGGCGTGCTCATGGTCGTGGGCAACTTCGTGCGCGGCCGCCCGCGGACGGTGCGTCGATGACCCTCGCGCTCACGCTCGTCATGGTGGGTCTCATTTTCGCGGTGAATGTCTGGGTCGCTCGGCACCCCTTCGACTATCCCGTGCCCCCGCCGGAGACGCCCGAGGAGCGCCGCCGTCGGATCGAGAACGCACCTGAGAACACGGTGATCTGCTGATGCACGACTCCGTGATGCACTGGCTCCGGAAAAACATCGCGCTCGAGGACGTCCGCGACAAGCAGGTCCTCGAGGTGGGCGCGATGGATCTGAACGGATCGCCGCGCTACGTGATCGAGCCGATGGGCCCGCTCCGCTACGTTGGAGTGGACTCCGGCATGGGCCGCGGCGTCGACTGCGTCTGCCCGGCCGAGGGCCTCACAGAGTACATGGGCCGCGACTGGGATCTGGTGGTCTCCACCGAGATGCTGGAGCATGCCGAGAACTGGCGCGCGGTGGTGGCCGAGCTGAAAAACGCGACGGCGATCGGCGGCAATCTCATTGTGACGACGCGCGGCCCGGGCTTCCCATACCACGCCCACCCCGGCGACTTCTGGCGTTTCACGCGCGCGGACTTCGAGCGGATCTTTGATGACATGGAGATCCTCGCCCTGGACGACGACCCGATGCCTGGCTACCCGGGCGTATTCCTGAAGGCTCTGCGCCGTCGGGATCGCTACCGGATCAACCTGGCGCCCATCGAAGTCGCGCCCGCTCCCGCACCCTAGCTCGCCAGCCCGTCCGGCGCGAACCTCTCCCTTTTCTCCACAGGAGATCTCATGCCCGCACGTCTTCGTCTCGTCACGCCCTCCATCCGACCGGGCGGCTTCCTGGGCTCGTACCAAGTCCTCGGGTTCGGCGTCACGCTGACTGCGGACACGGGGAACACCCCGTACTTCTCGTTCCGATGGGCACCCACGTCGGGGCAGAACTGCCTGGTCCGCGTGGTCCAACTTCACGTGATGACGCGGGCAGCGACCACAGTGAACCCACTCTTCGGAGCGTTCATCGCGCGGAGTTTCACCCTCGCGGACTCCGTAGGTACATCGCTGCTGACGTCGATCACGAAGAACCAGTCGGCCTTTCCCACCTCCCTGGTGAACGACGTCCGGCAGGGCGCGGCATCGGGGGTCACCTCCGGGACACGAACGCTCGATGGCTCGCCATTCTACCAATATATGACGGGGAATGCGGCGCAGCAGGCGTCGGCAAACCCGCGCTGGGGCGGAGACGACTGCAGCCCGATCCTTCTCGCATCTGGTGAGGGGATCGTACTCAATCAGCAGGCGGTCCTCGGCGCCGGGTCGGCCTCGTATAGCTTCCACCTTGAATGGGACGAGTACGAGCGCGGAGCGGCGATCTAGTGGCCGACGTCGTCTCCGGGGTCACCGCCCCGAAGACCCTGGAGGACGCGCTTGCGGGCCTGTTCCGATACTGGGACCAGCGGCCCGACGGCGGGAGCCGCGCGGAGCTGGTTCAGGCAGCGGCGGCCGCGGGCTTCGAAGAGCCGCTCCTGAACATCTGGCTCGATCACTTCCTCCGGGGGCTAGTGACCATCGCGGTTCTCCGCGCGCCCGACTACGACCAGGATCTGGTGCCGAAGATCGCGGAGATGGGCCTTGACGCCGTCCGGTCCTCGGCCGTGGCAGTTTTCAAGCATCTGGGTCAGGCACCCTCCACGCCGCTTGGGGCCATCCGCCTCGGCGCGGAGCTGGACGTGAGGATTGCGGAGACCCAGCAGACTCTCGACCAGTTGGCCACAGACCAAGCAATCCGAGACGCGTCCTTGACAGCAGTCATCGGCGCCAGCTTCGCGCCTGAGGTTGAGACCCTACTCAGGCGCATGATCGATCTGGCTAACCGTCAGGCGGCGCCATTCCTGGCCCAGATCGCGACCATCATGGCGGAGCTGATCGAGCAGCGCGCGGGGCTCTAGATGGCAGCTACTTATTTCCGGATGGCCGAGGGGTCGCGGACTACGAACCGCACCCTCAACGCCGCGAACAGCGGTAACGGCCTGATGGTTGTCAACGTGGCGCTGACCACGGCGACGCCTGGCGACATCATCGAGGTGCACACCAACACCTCGGGCAACAACGCGTTCTACACGCTGGTGAACACAAGTGGCACGCTGGGATACTACGTCCGGCCGAGGCCCCTCCAGCAGAACACCGCGAATGGCAATCTCGTCCGGCTGAACCGGGCGAACCCAGTTCCCACCTCGGCGACGGCCATCTCCGGTGTCTTCCCGCTCAGCGGCGTGGGCAACCTGGCTGCGGTCTGGGTGCCCGGTGCGCTCTTCATCACAAACGGCGTCTGGCGGAACGACCGCGCCACCATCTCCGGGACGACTATCTCCGGGAATATGGGAGGCTGGTACGTCCAGGAGGTCCCCTCCGAGGACCTGATCATCCTGCGCCCGCCCGACCGCGGCGTGGGCCTGTCCGGCGCCACCGATGGCATCCTGACCATCCGGCAGGGCTTCCACCTCCCGACCACGGTCCCGACCAATGGTGAGACCCTGGGATGGACGACGTGGTCCGCCTCCGGGATCCTCCCGCTCGCGGGTCCGAATGGAGACTCCCAGGGTTCGGGCGAGCTTCGCGACTACCTGCGGACGCGGGAGTTTCAACAGGACCAGGAAGCGCGGCGCCTGGTGCTGGTCGAAGGCCTGGCCGGGATGGTGCTGTCCGGGCTCTCGGGCCTGAGTGGGATTACCTTCCCTTCGCAGAATGACGTTTTCCTCGCCCACCGCACGGCGATGTCCGGGAATACCACCGGGAATCTGACCCACTTCTCTTTCTCAGTCCCGGCGGGCGCGGCAGCCCCGGCGACTCCGATCCGGATGGGGATCGGCGAGAACACTTTCGGCGATCGATATACGGTGGAGCGTGGAAGTGTATATGTTGGGGCCACGATTCCGGTCACGGACGCTTTCGCGGCTGTCATGGTTCTCAACTACTACGGGTCCTATCTCGACCGCCCGACTACCTCTGAGGTGTGGCGCGTGTCGAGCGGTATGTCGGGTGTGGGAAGTGTTTTCCGCGGCGGCCTCCAACCGCGGACGGGCGCCCTGGTAGAATCCTGGATCGCCTATGGCGGCTTCGGCTACTCCGCTCTCGGTATCAGCGACTCTAAAAATGGGTTCGTTGGATCGACCGCAGCCGCGGCGGCGGTCAGCACGTCGGGGACTATCTTCGGGGGGCTGATCCTCGCCTCCGGGGTGACACAGCCGGCCTTTACTTCGACCTTCTCCTCCGGTGATCCGATGATGGTCCTCGACCCTCGTGTGGATTTCAGCATCGGGGTCTACTGCGACAACCTCCTGGGCGGCACGGCGGAAAAGCGGTTCACTTTCAATCCCGCTTATGTCTCCGCGGACGATACACCCGACCCGACGCCGATTAGCGGTGGATACGTCGAGATCTTCGAAGTGGAGCAGGTGACCGAAGCGCAGGTCCTTGTGTTCTCCGGCTTCACGGATGACAACGGACGTCTGAGTGGATCGCAGGGCGTCCGGCTGCGCCGGCAGTTCCTCACCTCGGCTGAAGTGCTGACCAACTTCTCCCACCGAATGACCTTCCAGGGCGGCGGCTTCCGGTTGCATCGCTTCGATCTGTTCGCCCTCTCCGGCGCCTTCACCCAGAACATCACCATCCCGCGCGTGGCCCCGGACTATGAAGGGGAGTATGACGAATGAGGTACACCACCGCGCGGTTCGGGGAGGTCGCCAACCTCTTCGGCGAGTTCGCCCAGGGCCGCCCGTTCACCTCAGCGTCAGGCATCAACATCGAGCTGTACCAGTCGCCCGACTTCTCGGAGGCAGTGGTGCTCACCTTCTCGGGATGCCGGGAGGTCAGTGGCTCGCGCGCGGGTGGGTTCGCGACGTACTTCTGGCCCACGTCGGGGATCACAACCGCGGTCTCGGGCAGCATGGACACCGAGTATCTATACATGATGAGGGACACCCAGACGACCCGCACTCACAAGGGCAAATTCGTCCTGGGGGGCCACCCGGACGAGAGCGCCCATCAGCAGTACGAGAACCAGGTCACGATCGACGCGGCCTCGGGGACTGCGGGGACCGATTTCCCGGTCGGAACGGCTGAGTTCCCTTCCAACAATCTGGCCGATGCGCTGGTCATTCGAGAGAAGTTCAACCTGCCCAGAGCGTTCGACGTGCTGGGGCTGCTGACCCTCTCGGGCGACCTGACGGCTTTCTCCTTCCGGGGTCGCGACCCGCTGAGGGACCGGGTCACGGCGGCCTCTGGCTGCGTGCTGAACAGCTGCGCCTTCGAGCGGATCGGCGTCGCGGGCGACTTCACCGCTTCCCCGAGCGGGGTGGTTGCCAGCGAGATTGTCCTGGGGGTCACCGACCAGACGATGTCCGGCGTACGCGGGCTCTTCCTGACAGCCCTCGTGCGCGGGACCATCCGGCCGCATGTCCAGCTGATCGGCCTCGGCTTCTCGACGGATGAGACCTTCACGGCCACCCTCGACATGACCGGCGCGCCGACCACGCGTGTCGCCATCGGCGACGTGATCGGGGCGTTCAACATCGTGGGTGCTACCGGTGCGGGCCACCAGATTGGGGTCGGCGCCAACGGGGCGAGGCTCACTCTGGATTCGACGGTGACCGGAGGGATCTTCATCTTCACCGGCGTGGGTGAGCTGACTGACAACTCCACGGCGACCGTCTCCCTGACTGACCAGATGGTCCGCGGTACGCGGCTCGACGTCGTTGTCTCCACCCGAGCCACCCCGGCCGAGGCGGCGGACGCGGTCTGGGACGAGGCCATCACGGGCCACGCGGGGGTCGGCTCGACGGGCCGGAACCTGTTCGACACGCGGCGGCACATCACGAACCGGCGGCGAGTGGTCTCCGGCCTCGACCCCTGGCTCGAGCGCGTCTACGAGGACGACGAGACGACTACCCTCCAGGATGCTGAGCTGCGGGACCTGGCGGGCGGCAACATCACGGACACGAACAGCCCGGCGTCGGGCATCCTGATCGCCGAGCGGGACCCGGTCTGATGGTGGTCGGCCTCGGCCGGCTGCTCATGTCTCAGGATCTGGTACTGCTCTGGACACCAGGCACTGGCACGGGCTTCGAGGCCGAGGCAGTCGTCCAGGCGCTCATCCGGGTCGTCTGCCTGCACGCCATCCGGCGAACGGCCGAGGCGCTCGAGGCCGAGCGCCAGGTGGCCGAGGCCCTCGACGCCCTGCGCGCACCGCAGGAGGTGCTGGACGCCCTGCGGGCCACCCGGGACAGCCTCGCCGCGCTCCGCTCCCACACCGTGGGGTTCACCGCCCACATCAAGCTGGAGTGCTGACATGCCCCTAGGGAACCGCCAGGACTTCGAGATGCACAGCGGCGACGACGTGGACCTGGTGATCACGGTCGAAGACGAGAACGAGGTGGGCGTTCTGCTCGCCGCCGCCTCGGGTATCTGGTGGCAGCTGGGTCGCCTGAAGACCGGTGCGTCCACCCCGGCGCCGGCCCAGCCGGGCCAGCCGCTCATCGCGAAGGCCCTCGGCGCGGCCTCGGGCATCACCCTCTCCGGCCTCTCGGGCTACGTCGTGGCACTGAGCGGCGTCGATACGGATACGATCCGAGGCGGCGAGTTCTACCACGAATCGCAGGTCCTGCTGAACGGCAAGCGCACCACCGTGATGTGGGGTGTCGCCACCTTGCATGTGGACCTGATCGAAGAGTGAGGTACCCCGGGCTGGTGCCCGGGCCACACCCCCACGTGGCGACCAACGGCAAGTCGACCCCGATGGCAGCGCACGGCCTCGTGTCCTTCTGGGACATGGAGATCGACCAGTTCAGCTGCTTGCTCTGCTGGACCCCGCCGAGCTTCAACGCCGAGTGCTGCAACGCCAGAAGCCCGAGGGGCCACGACTGTACCCGCGAGCCGGGGCACGAGGCCGCGCACGCGGCCTGCGGCCCGGCCCTGCATCTTCACCCGATCGAAGTCTGGGAGGACTGAAATGGCAATTCCCACCACCACGGGCGAGCGCCCGCGAAACCCGGCCACCGTCCCGGCGGGCAAGATCAACTCCGGCATCCCGGGGCAGGCCATCGACATCCCGGTCGCCCGGGACGCCAAGGAGCGCCTGCTGGCCGGCGAGACGGTCGACGTCACGACGGGCGGCGAGCGCCTCACGCTGGGCGCCGGCACGAACACCGGGGAGTAGCCGGTGCCGGACTGCCTATGCCCCTCGTTCGGGCCCCACAGGCCCGGCTGTGCGGCTGTGGAGGGCGCCCTGGACGCGTGCCTCCCCACGATCCCCACGTCGCCCGCTGACAGGGCGGCAGCCAAGGTCCGGCGTGCCCTCGCGACCAAGGAGCACGACGCCACCCTGGAGGCCGATCTGCGGGCCTCGGTCGCGGCGGCCAAGGCCTCGATCAAGGAGGCCGAGCAGGTGCTGGTCTTCGACAGCGAGGATGGCCCCAAGGCCCCGAACCAGCTGCTCCACGCTCTGCTGAAGGAGCCCGCGACCCACCTCGCCGTGGCGTGGCGAGACAAGGACGGCTTCTGGACCTGCGACTGGTCGGACTGCACGCCGGGTGAGCTGCTGGAGGCGGCGACGGCCATGTCCCTCGACGCCCAGAACGCGTTCGCCGAAGTGCAGGATCACATCGGCGGTGACGAGCCCGAATAGGGCCCGACCCAGCGACTGGAAGTCGCCCGACTACGGGCCGGTCTTCCGAGAGCGCATGGGCAGGCTCGTGAAGACGAGGGCCGCCGGCACGGCCGGCTGGGACAACCTCGTCCGCTACTACCGCACCCACCCGGTCGAGTTCATCGAGGACTGGCTGTCCACGTTCGACCCGCGCGCGGTCCCGCGCGGGCGCAAGCCCACGATGCCGTTCGTGCTGTTCGACCGGCAGCGCGAGTACGTGGAGTGGATGCACGCCCGATTCCTAGGACGTGAGTCCGGCCTGGTCGAGAAGTCCCGCGACATGGGCGTCTCCTGGCTCTGCTGCGCCTACGCCTTGTGGCTCTGGCTCTTCACGGCCGGCGTGGCCATCGGCTTCGGCTCGCAGAAGATCGAGAACGTCGACAAGCTCGGCAATCCGAAGAGCCTGCTCGAGAAGATCCGCGTGATGATCCGGCTCCTCCCGCAGGAGCTGAGGCCCATCGGCTGGAGCGAGCGCGACCACGCCACCTTCATGCGGATCGTGAACCCGGAGACGGTCGCGATCATCACGGGGGACGGCGGCGAGCGGATCGGCCGCGGCGACCGTACCAGTATCTACTTCGTGGACGAGGCGGCCTTCCTCGACCAGCCGGAGGCGGTCGACGGTTCGCTCTCGAACACCACGGACGTCCGCATCGATGTATCGACGCCGAACGGCGAGGGCAACCCCTTCTACCGGCGCCGGATGAGCGGCGCGGTCCCGGTCTTCACGTTCCACTGGACGGCGGACCCGCGCAAAGACCAGGCCTGGTATGAGAAGATGCGGCGGGAGTACGACCCGATCACGGTCGCGCGCGAGATCGACCTGGACTACGGCGCCAGCGGCGGCGACACGGCCGTCGAGAGCAAGTGGGCGCTGGCGTCCCAGCTGCTGCGCCGGCATCTCGAGCGAACCGGCGAGCTGCGTGAGTGGATGAAGGCCCAGAAGGACATGCGGCGCGTGGCCGGCCTCGACGTTGGCGGCGGCACGGCGCCCTCCGTGTTCGTGCCCCGCGAGGGCCCGCTGGTGGAGCAGTCCACCTCGTGGCTCGACGGGGACACGACGAACACCGCCGGCCGGGCGATGCAGCTGATGTCCGATCGGCACTGCAAGATCCTGAAGTTCGACACGATCGGCGTCGGCAAGGGTGTCGCCTCCTCCCTCCTCCGGTTCGCGGGCAGCATGCGTACGTGGGCGATCAACACCGGCAACATGCCGACCGGCCGGACCTGGCCCGACGGCAAGACGGCCCGCACGATGTTCGCCAACCTGCGCGCGGAGATGTGGTGGACGGCGCGCGAGCGCCTCCGCAAGACCTACGAGCACTGGCTGGCGATCGAGGGTCGGGGCGGCGCGCTCTATCCGCTCAGCGAGCTGCTCCTCCTCCCCGACGACCCCAAGATCGTCGGGCAGATCTCCCTGCCGCGGTTCACCTTCACGGACCGCGGGAAGATCCAGATCGAGCGCAAGGCACAGATGGCCGCCCGCGGTGTCCCCTCTCCGGACTACGCCGATGCGGTCGTCCTAACGCTGGCCCCGCGCCCCGCCCGGGCGCGTAGCGGCCGAGCCGTGGGGTTGAGCTAGGTGTCTACGACCACCCTCCTGTCCAGCCGGCACCCGGAGTTCGAGGACGTCGAACCCGACTACATCCTCATGGACGACGGCTTTCGCGGCGAGCGCGTGGTCAAGAACAAGACCTTCGACTACCTCCCTCCCACGGACGGCCAGGTGCTCGACGGCGCGCGGCAGAATGTGAACACGATTGGCTACGGCCACTACCTCGGCTACCTGGCCCGCGCGGTGTACCCCGAGTACATCGAGCGCGCGGTGGGCACCCTCGTAGGAGTGCTGAACCGCGAGGACCCGAAGATCGACCTGCCCCCGGCGATGGAGCCGATGCGGGAGAACGCGACGCGCCGGGGCGAGTCGCTCACGATGCTGTACCGCCGGATCAACTCGCACCAGCTGCTGTTCGGCCGGCTCGCGCTGCTCGCGGACGCGCTCGAAGGTCGTCCCACCCCGATCCTGGTGGACTACACCGCGCAGGCACTCATCAACTGGGACGACGAGCCGTTCGACACGCTAGACCCCTTCATGCTGCGCTTCGCCATCCTGGACGAGAGCCGGCCGCAGCTGCGGGACGGGCTCTTCTGGGAAGAGATCCCGCGCGCTCGAGCGCTCCTCCTTGGCAGTGACTTCGCCGCAATCTTCGGCGAGATCTCGAACCCGGAGGCGGGCCGCGTGGCGTCCGACGCCCGGACGTACCGCACGTTCGTGGAGGACCAGGACCTGCGCGGGCCGCCGATGGAGCCTCGCCTCGCGGGCCGGGCCTTGCCCTTCATCCCGCTCACGGTGATCGGGTCCACGGACCTGGCGTTGACGCCCGGCACGATCCCGCTGCTCGGCCTCGGCAACCTCTGCCTGTCGATCTATCGGGGCGAGGCGGATCACCGTCACAACCTCCACCTCCAGGGCCAGGACACGCTGGTGATCGTCGGCCAGGAGGGCTCCGCCGAGGACCCCGACGCTGCGGCGAGCGACCAGACGGTGCGCATCGGCGCGGGAGCGCGGATCGAGGTGCCGATCGGCGGCGACGCCAAGTTCATCGGCGTGAACCCGGGCGGCCTGGCCGAGCAGCGCTCGTCCATCGAGGCCGACCGCCGGGCAGCGCAGGACATCGGGTCCCGGCTGCTGAACCCGCAGGGCGCGGCCGCTGAGAGCGGCGAGGCGCTCCGCATCCGGATCGCGGCCTCGACCGCCACGCTGACGCTCGTCGCGAAGACGGCGGCCTTCGGCCTGCAGACGTCGCTGCGGCAGTGCGCGACGTGGATGAACCTGGACCCGAGCCAAGTCGTGGTCACTCCGAACCTGAACTTCGCCGAGGTCCGCCCCGAGACCCGCGCGGTGGGCGACCTGATGGACGCCAAGGCAAAGGGCGCGCCGATCTCCCTGCGGACGGTCCATCGCTACGCGCAGGACGGCGACATCACGAAGATGACCTTCGATGAGGAGATGACCGCGATCGAAGACGAGGAGCCTCTCGTGGAGGCCCCCGTCGAACCTGACATCGCTACCCCCGCAGTGCCGGCAGAGGAGCCGGTCTCCGAAGAGTAGCACTCCGCCCCGCGCATGCGCCGGGCACCATGAGGTGAGGAATGCCGCGAATTCGCACGAGCTACAAGATCCAGGACGAGATCCCCGAGCCGTACCGAGACCTGTTCACAGAGCAGGCCGACGACACCTGGACGCTGACCGAGGTCGAGGGCATCAAGCTCCCTGGCGACGTCGAGCGCCTCGACAAGGCCCTCCGCAAGGAGCGCGAGGCCCACAAGGAGACGAAGAAGAAGATCCTGGCCTTCGGCGAGTTCACTCCCGAGAAGATGGTCGAGCTGACCGACCAGGTCGAGGAGCTGCGGATCCAGCTGGAGGCGGGCGGCAACAAGCCCGACGAGAAGGCGCTCGAGGCCCTCGTGGAGCGCCGCGCGGAGGCCAAGAAGCGGCCGCTCGAGCGCGACCTGAAGACCGCGCAGGAGGAGCTGTCCACGCTCCGCACCACGAACGAGACCCTCAGCAAGGCCGACCAGCGCCGCCGCCGGAACGACGCGCTCCGCCAGGTCACGACGGGCGACAAGGGCGTCAAGCTCCGCGCGCCCTCGGTGCTCGAGGACATCGAGCTGTACGCAGAGCGCGTGCTCGAGGAGAACGAGTCCGGCGAGTTCGTGACCCGCGACGGCGTGGGTGTGACGCCCGGCCTCCCGCCGCTCGAGCTGCTCAGGGAGGTCTACTCCTCGGGACGCCGGCCGCACTGGTTCCCGGAGAACGAGGGCGCGGGCGCCGAGGGCAGCCGCAAGCCGGGCGGTGGAGGGGACGACCCGTTCACCGCAGCGTCGGCCGACGGCAAGCGCCCCGCTCAGGTCAACATGAACGTATTCCAGCGCCTCATCCTCTCGGATTCCAAGCGAGCGGAGATGCTGGCCAAGAAGCACGGACGAACCGACCTGGTGTCGCTCGTCCAGTCGATGAAGCCGCGGGCGGCATAGCGCCGCCTCGGCACATCCCGGCCGCGCATGCGCGCGAGTCCAGCCTCCCTGGCGTGACGCCGTGAGGATCTCCCAACAACCCAAGGAGGAGCCAACATGGCTCTTGTTCAGATCGCACAGGTCGTCGTGCCGGAGATCTTCGCACCCTACGTGCAGATCCTCACGGCGGTCAAGTCGGAGTTCGTCCAGTCCGGCGTCATGGAGACCGGGGAGCTGTTCAACAGTTTCCTCGCGGGCGGCGGCAGGACTTTCAACCTGCCGTTCTACCCCGACATCACGGACGACGAGCCGAACATCTCGGACGACACCGAGAACTCGGCGACGCCCCGGAACATCTCGGGGAACCGCGAGGTGTCACAGCGCCACAACGTGAACCAGGCCTGGAAGACGGCGGACCTCGCCGCGCTCCTGGCCGGTGCCGACCCGATGGACGCCATCGCACAGCGCGTGGCGGCCTACTGGACCCGCGTCCTTCAGACGCGGCTGATCCGGTCCGCTCAGGGCGTCATGGCCGACAACATCGCGAACGACTCCGGCGACATGCTCGAGACGATCGTGGTGGCCGGCGCAGGCGCGCCGGGCGCGGCGAACCTCTTCAACGGCGAGGCGTTCCTGGACGCAGCGGCGACGATGGGGGACCGCGCGAGCGAGGTGACCGCGGTGGCCATGCACAGCGTGGTCTTCACCCAGGCCCAGAAGAACAACCTGATCGACTTCATCCCGGACGCCCGGGGTGAGTACCTGATCCCGGTGTACCTGGGCCGGCGCGTGATCGTGGACGACGGGCTCCCCGCCGTCACGGTCTCGGGGAACGTGCAGTACAGCACGTACCTCTTCGGCGCCGGTGCGTTCGCGTACGGGACCTTCCCGCCCGAGAACGCGGCCGAGGTGGACCGCCTGCCCCTGCAGGGCAACGGCGGCGGCACCGAGGTCCTGGTGTCGCGCAACCAGCACCTGATCCACCCGCGTGGCTTCCGGTGGACCGACACCAGCATGGCTGGTGAGGCCGCCACCTACGCGGAGCTGGCTTCGGGCGTGAACTGGGATCGCGTGTATCCCCAGCGCAAGCAGATCCGCTTCGCGGAGCTGCGCTCGAACGGCTGATCATCCGAGATCATCCGACTGACCATCCGGCGGGGCCCCTGGTGGGCCCCGCCCCCCTTCGCTTCATCGCGGGCACCCCCGCCCGTCAGGAGAACCGCATGACCGTCATCGCTGACCCCCTGTTCGACGGTACCGAAGAGCCCGCGGCCCCGGCCAAGCCCCCGAAGGCCAAGAAGGCCTCGCCCCTCGAGGCGGCCCGCGCCGCCGAGGCGAAGGCCGAGGCCGAGCTGGCTGAGGCCGTCCGCTGCGCGAACGAGGCCCGGGAGGCCTACGGGCAGGCCATCGCCGAACGCATGCGGCAGGAGGCGCCGGTCGAGGTGGCGGATGGCAACGCCGACCCGCTCACGATGCGACGGCAGGCCCAGCACATCGCGGCCGTGAACAAGGCCCTCGGCAAGGTCACCCCGTCGAGCCAGCCGCGCCCGCGCGTGCGCACGGTGCGGCCGCCGCTGTTCAGGCTGCCCGGGTGAGCACCGGACCCTACCCGGTGGAGCCCGTGGTGGCCCTCGCCATCGAACGGCTCCGCCTGGACATCGTCGGGCGGCTGGTGGCGCTCGAGACCAAGGTGGACGCGCTCACGTCCCCCGCCCCCGCCCCGTCCGGCACCGGGCGTGCGGCCACAGCCGGCGCCGTATCGGCCGGCGCAGTCCTCGGCCTGGTCGAGGGCCTCAAGCGCTTCTTCGGCTAGGAGCCACCCATGCCCATCACCGCAGCGAGCCTCGTCCCGGAAGACGGTACGGGCCTCGCAGACGCGAACAGCTACGAGAGCATCTCCGGCGCGTCCGGGTACCACACGGGTCAGGGCAACGACACGTGGTTCGACTATACCGAGGACGAGCAGGCGCAGGCCCTGGTGAACGCGACCCGCTTCATCGCGCGCCGCTGGCGCTTCGTGGGTCAGCGCGTGCTGAGCGGGCAGGCCCTCGACTGGCCGCGCTGGGGCGCGTACGACTCCAACCAGTTCCTCTGGGAGGACGTCGTACCCCCGATCGTGGCGCAGGCGACGGCCGAGTACGCGCTGCTGGCCATCTCTGGCGCGCTGCTCTTCCCCACGCCCGACCCGTCGAACCAGGGCGCCATCACGTCGCGCTCTGAGACCATCGGCCCTCACTCCGAGTCCTTCTCGTTCGCCTCGCCGGTTCATCTGGACCTGCCGCGGTTCCCGGAGCAGGATCGGCTCCTCCAGTGGTCCGGCCTGGTCCGCGGCAAGCGCCGCAACACGATCCGAGGCTAGGCCGTGGCGGTCACCTTCCGTGACGTCTCGAACATCGAGCGCGGGTCCATTGGCGATGACGGCCGGCTCGAGGACTTCCGGGCCGTCGCGGCCGGCGTGCCCACCACGTTCTGGGAGACGCTCATCAAGCGGGTGGCGGTCGAGGGCGAGGTCTTCGAGGCCACGGCCGAGGCCCTGCTCTACCCCGGGATCGGCGTCGAGCGTCGCGACATCATCATCTGCCGCGACCGCCGCTGGGAGGTGCTCCAGGTCTTCCCGGGCCGGAACCTGAGCGCGGTCTACCGCTTCGACCACGTGGTTCTGCGCGAGGCGGTCTAGTGGCTCGAGCCCGAGCCCGCATCACGCTAAAGTTGCCTGAGAAGCAGCTTCGCGAGATGATCAGGCGATACGGCGAGGATTTCCTCCCTGAGATCCCGACGGCCTTCGAGGATGCCTCCGCGCAGGCGCTCGCGCGCATGATCGAGTTGGCGCCGTTCGAAACGGGCGAGCTGGAGTCCTCGGCCTCCAAGGAGGATCGCACCTCCCCGCGCGGCCGGCGCTCCTCGGCGGAGTTCTCCTTCGACACCCCGTACGCCGGGGTGGTCCACGAGCTGCCGGAGCACTCCCGCGGCGAAGGCACCAAGGGCAAGCCAGGCAACGAGTTCGGGTCGGCCGGGCCGAAGTACATCGAGCGGGTCCTGCGAGGCTTCAAGCTGGCGCCGATCGTCGGCCGTGTTCTGAACGGGTTTTGGCGCCGGGCCGGGAAGGTGGGCTGATGTCCGAGTTCGTGACCGCCGCCGTCGACCTGTGCGTCGCATCGGGCGTGGGCACCCTCTATGGGCGGCCCGCCGAGCGCGACAACACCGTGGTCTCCGTCCAGGACGGGTACCGCAGGGACTTCGACCCCGAGCCGGCCGTCGTGGCCGTCTTCCGGGGCGGCGGCGGCGCCGGGCTCCCGTTCGACACGAGCGAGGACTACGGGATGCAGGTGCTGGTGGACGCCACCACCGTGTCCGGGGCTCGAGCCGTCTCGCGGCAGATCTACAACCTCCTTCACAACCGCCTGGCGCAGGTCGTCGGCGGGTTCAGCGTGCTCTGGCTTCGAGGCGTCGCGCCGCCTCAAGATCTAGGGCCCGGGCCGTCCGACAGTGAGCGGTTCACTGTCACGGCCAACTACACGGCGCGGCTACTGAGGTAGACGGTCCATGCCCACTTTCGCATCCAACACCGTCCACGGACTCTCCGCGGACGTGTACTTCAAGAGCATCCCGGTGCGCGTCTTCGGCGACGTGACGATCACCGTGGAGCCCGCAGTCCTGGAGCTGACGGCCAACGACGAGGGTGCCTTCAACCCCGTCGAGGTCTTCCGGCGCGGTGACTCCGTGACGGTTGGGATCCCGGTCGCGGATACGTTGGGCCTCGCCACGCTCTCCGGCGTGCTGATGCCCTTCGCGTCGCTGTCGGTCATCTCCGGCGCGGTCTCCGGCATCGTGCTGCCCAAGCCGACGCCCGGCCAGTCGTTCCTGGGTAAGGCGGGCGAGCTTCGCCTCGTCTGCCGCGACGGCTCCGCCACCTGGGTCTTCCCGAGCGGCGTCTGCTTCGCACTCGAGGAGCTGGCGATGAGCGAGGAGAACCAGATGATCTGGGGCGCCACCTTCCGGTGCTTCAACGCGACCATCTCGGGTGGCGTGGTCACTCCGTTCTACGTGCTCAGCGGCTCGGTCGTCACCGGCCCGGTCTGATCCTCCCTGCAGCTTCGCGCTGCAGCCGGTCCCCCGTGGCGCGTGCGCCACTGGGATCTGCCTCGGGGTCCGCGCGGGCCCCGAGGCTCTCCTCTCTCACCAACAGGAGGGCTCCGCATGCCCGTTCTCCCCGACAAGCCTCTCTCCAAGTCCTGGGTCGCGCGCGGCGCGGCCGCGTACTTCGGTGCCAAGATCCTGGAGGCGTTCGGCATCGTGCCGGCTGGCTCCGTGGATGCGGCTGTGGCCACGGTCCAGTCGATCGATCCGGCGCAGGCCCTCGAGGCGGCACAGGGCGCAGCCCTCGCGGGCATCGCGGTCGGCTTCCGCCGCGTCGCCGGCCAGATCCTCGTCGCTCTCACCCAAGTCAAGGCGTCGCTCGACAAGCCCGCCATCTAGGAGATCCTGTGACCACCCCCGCCAAGCTCGACCTTGCCTCCGTCTTCGATCTCGACGCTGTCGAGACTGCGTACCGGCCCCTGACCGTGAAGCACGACGGTCAGGAGTACGTCTTCGGCCGCTCCACACTGGGGCTGCTCGCCGCCATGCAGAAGGGCGACGGCTTCAAGAAGGCGGAGGGCGAGACCGACATGGCCTTCGCCCAGCGCCTCATGGGCGCGCTGCCCGAAATGGTCAGCCTGGTCTGCCCCGAGTTCCCGCCTCCGCCCTGGGACGTCCGCACGGAGTCCGGGCTGTTCAAGGCGGTGACGGAGGTCCTGAGCCGGGTTGGGCAGATCGACTTTCAGGCGTAGGCCCGGAGACCACTCTCGGCGGATCGTCGCCGAGTTCCTCAGGTTCTACCCCCAGTACCGCCTCGATGATCTGCGCCGGATGCCGCCGGGGGAGTTCTACTTCCTGCTCACCGGGATGAAGGACATCGAGGACCCCGAGACCACGGATCCGCTCGATGAGCTGATTCAGAAGCGCCTCCGCGCTGCTATGACGCGCAAGCGCTAGGAGCCCCACCATGCCCTTCGACGCTGGCACAGCCAAGGGCTCTCTCGATCTGGACGTCTCGGGCTTCACCAATGCTCTGACCTCGGCGCAGAAGGGCATCGGGAAGTTCACCGAGCGCCTCGGGAGCCTGGCGAACAAGGCGGCCATCGGCGCCATCGCTTCGGCGGCAGCGGGGATCGTGGCACTAACGGCGGCCCTCGCTGTTGGCTCGCGTGGCGCGGCTGAGGGTGAGAAGGCGCTGGCCGGTTTCGCTAACGTCCTGAAGGCCCAGGGTGTCCCCAACTTTAAGGCGGTGACGGCCGAGGTCGACGCCTTCGCGACGTCTATCCAACGGTTGACGGGTGAGACCGCCGAGTCGGTCATCGGGATCGCCCAGCAACTGTCGAACCTCGGGGTGGCGGCGAAGAGCCTGAAGCCCGCCTCGCAGATCGTGCTCGACTTCGCCGCGGCCTTCGGCATCAGCGCGACTGCGGCGGCCCGGGCCTTCGGCCAGTCGCTTCAGGGGAACGCCGGTCGGCTCGCGCGCTTCCTGCCCCAGATCAGGGAGCTGACCAAGGCGCAGCTGGAGGCAGGCGGCGCGTTCAGGATTGCCGCGGAGGCCGCCCGGGGCCAGGCAGAGGCGCTCGGGAACACGTTCACCGGGCGGATCGCGCGGCTCTCCGAGAGCTTCGAGGACTTCCTCGAGACGTTCGGCAAGGCGTTCAATGAGGTTTTCGGTACGCTCGCCACCGAGATCCAGGAAGTCTTCGACCTGGTCACGGATCGACTCTCACAGGGAGTCGGCTTCGATCTGCTGAAGCAGGGAGCCCAGGAGGCCGCTGACGTCTTCCGCACCGCTTTCAATGCGGCGCTCCAGTCCGGGCCAGTCATTCTCGAGGTCTTCCTCGGCGTCACGACTGCGATCAACGTCGCTCTCACGGCAATGGCCAGGCTGGCCCAGGTGCTCGCAATTGCTGCTGGTGCCTTCGACTTCGCAGACCGGATCGGTGCGCTCGCGGATCAGATGGCCAAGGCCAACGAGGCCGGAATCGCCCTGACCAAGAAGCTCGGCGACTTCGGCACGAAGGTCAACGAGGCGGTCGACGACACCAAGACGCTCA